TAGTAAGCCGACGAGCAGCTTGCGAGGCCTGCGGACAGGATGACGGTTCCGAATAAAATTTTCAACTTTTTCATAGCGCACGTAATGTTTGCGTTAGTTCTTCAGATACCAAACGAAAACCGTACCGGTTTTAGTATCGTTCATCTTTATAAACGGCCGCGCACGGAAAATACTGCATGCGCGAAGCGGGTCCGTCCGTTTGCAAAGATACGAACCGGCGAAAGCAAAAGCAAACTTGCCTGCATTTTGCCGGGCGGGCGTATCTTCGACGAAGTCAAAGGTACGAATAATTCCGGAAAAGCGGCAGAAACAGGGCCTCCGGAGGCGTTTTTTCAACCAAATGTGATTTTTTCCGCACGAAAATGTGCGAAAATAAAAAATATGTCTATATTTGCAGTCCCAAAACAACGGTTTTGGGTCGGGAGAACGGGGCAAGTCCTCCTCCCGCGACCGAAAAGGAGAGGTGCCGGAGTGGTCGATCGGGCCGCACTCGAAATGCGGTGTACGGGCAACTGTACCGGGGGTTCGAATCCCTCTCTCTCCGCAGACAACCTTAACTATTAAGGTTTTACACGCAAGGCACCCAAAAAGGAACCCATTTTTAAGGCCCTTTTGGGTGCTTTCCTTTTATCTCCGCTAAAACAATTTGCGGAAGAAGGCGGCTACAGCCGTAAATACCTTCGTCTTCCGAAGAAAGAAAAAGGCAACCGCCAATAGTACCAAAATCCCGAAAATGTAACGCCACCTGTACGGGTCGGCCGCCGGCTTCTCGGTAATATCGGTTTCCTTATCGGTGTCCGTGTTCACTTCTTCCGTTTTGGTCGTTTCCGTCTTCTGTTCTTCCTGCGTTACCCCGGTAGCTTCGGCCTTCTGTTTTACCGTGAAGGTTTCGATACTCTTAATAGCTCCCTGCCTTCCGGTATCGGGCGGCTGCTTCTCTTTCGGTTCCTTCGGCCGGTTCTTGGGCGTGTCTGCAACCGGATTAGACGGGCCGCCCGCCTGCATAGTGTCCGGCTTTGCCTGCCGGGTATCGGGTTTCGGCGGGAAAAACTCGATTTTCGTATAGGTTACTTCTACGCCTTCGGTTTTCGTATTGTCTACCGTCCGGCGAAATTCGGCCGCCGTCGTTTCGTTCCGCTTTTCTTCGGTCTTAGCCGTTTCCTTCGTGCTGCCGGCCAACTTTCGCGGCGTGGAACACCCGATAAAAGAAACGGCCGCAATCCCCCAAAGAATAGCTATAAAGGTTCTTGTTTTCATACGATTTCGATAGTGATTTTTTCTTTCCGGGCTATTGCGGCCTTACACCGCTTTGTAAGTTCAAGTTCGTAAGGCGTGGAATTGATAACCCGCCCCTTTACCTTGTTTTCTCCGACCAAAATACAGCCGGAAGTGTCCTTACCGGTATTGCCACGATGAATTAGAATGCCGTCGAAATGCGGTACGTTCAAAAGGCGAGGAAGGTCGCGCCCGAAGCGCGGCGAACGGTTTACGGTTATTTCGTAGGTTCCGAACGGTATAGCCGTTTCGTTCTTTACCTTCTGTTCCCCATTGTCAAATTTGCCGTTTCGGTTGTCGTCCCGGTTCTTGTCTTCCAAGGTATCGCAAAAACGCACCCCGTCAATAAACAGCGTACCGATAGTATAGGTTTCGGCGAAGTATCGCCGTTTAAGCGTTAGTTTCATTGTCGCCCCCTTTCTCTTTTTCCTTTTTTAGATACTCGATAACCCCGGCTATAATCTCCTGTTCGTCCTTATGCTGGATGATTTGCGAAAGGATTTTAGCCGCATCCCCGATTTTGGCCCGCTCCTTGGCTTCGCTATTCTCGTAGATACTCTTTAATTCGATAAATCCCACGAACATAGCCCCGATAAACGTAAAAAACGGCAATACCGGTAAAGTGTGGTTCGTCTGCGGATTTAGCTGCGTAATAGCCAACATTTGCACCACGTCGATAGATGTAATTACGAGTATCATATTGAAATACCGGCTTATTTTGTCTACTGTCTTACGCAATCCGTACGAAGACCGATATTCCCCCCGTTGTTTGGCCTTTCGAATCCCGGCCCAAAGGTCAAGGAAGACCACGAACAAAACAAGCGCGTAAACGCAAGCTATAATAATAAGTTGCGGCCCGAAGGTCTGTAAGATATTTTCCATAGCTTAAATTCCCGCTGCCCCTACGTCGATACCGGCGGCGGCAAGGTCGGCCCGAACCATTGCTTTAACCGCAAGCACTTCTTTAAGGTAATTTTCGTATTCGGTTTTGTCCGCTTCGTCCGTCGATAGCCCAAGTACGAAAGCGTTGTACTTATTGATAAGGCTAAATTCTTCGGTTTCGTCCCGGCGGGAACGCAAAACGGCCTTTACGCATTTGTCGTAATCCGGCCGGCCCCATACTTCCACCGTGTCGTAATCGTACGCCTTCCTTGCGGCCGGTACCTGGTCGCCTTCTGCTTCGGCCATAGGTTCCGGCGTTACTTCCACTTCGGTAATATTGTAGTTGTAATGCCAACTGCCGTTGCCCAAGTCCTGCAAAATGGGCGGTCTATCGTTTGAATTTGATTTCATACTTCGATGTTTTAGAAAGTTTCTTAATCAAGTGTTTGCTATCGCAAGACTTCGCCCAACCCCACCAAGGGCAAATAGCCTGCTTAAAGTCCTTTTCGGATAATGGCCTTTTCCGTTTGTTCAGCTTCGCCAACCGCCGGCAAAAAGTCTTTTTAATGCCCTTTCGCATTCGGGTATGCGTGTGGAAAAATACATATCCTACGAAGTCGATACCGCGAGCCGCTACGGGGAAAACTTGCCAATTCCCTTTAACCTCTAATTTCAAATCCCCCAAATACGCCCTAATTTCGCCCATTAAGGAATGAAGGTAGGATTTATCCGAAGCAAGTATTACAATATCGTCCGCGTAGCGGAAGTAGTGCTTTACCCGCTTCTGTTCCTTTATCCAATGGTCGAAGTAGGTTAAATAGAGGTTAGCGAAATATTGGCTTAGGTAGTTTCCGATAGGTACGCCGTCCGCCGAATCTATAATTTCGTCAAGTAGGCGAAGTAGCCTTTTATCCTTCAACTTGCGGCGCAGAATGGATTTTAGCACGTCGTGGTTAATCGAAGGGTAGAACTTGCGAATATCCAATTTCAAACAAAACGTAGTACCTTCCGGGTCTTCCCGTAGGGCCTGTTTTACCTTCTTCGCGGCCGCATGAATCCCCCGGTTCTTAATGCAGCTATAAGTGTCCGCCGTGAAGGTCGAAACCCAAATAGGCTCTAAGACGTTCATTATAGCGTGGTGCAAAATACGGTCGGGAAAGTAAGGCAAGCGGTATATTTCCCGTTCTTTGGGTTCGTAAATAGTGAATACGTCGTACTTCGAGTTACGCGAAATAGGTTTCGTAACAGAAAACAGCTTGCCCGCAAGGGGGTTGAAAACTCCTCCGAAGTCGTCGTTTTTTACCGGGCACCCCGTGTGCCGAAACCGATTTCTTGGAGACCATAGGATCCTCGTCATTTTCACTCGAAATTGGCTCCGCAAAGCTCTGTTTTTGCACATTACCGCACACAAAAACGGAGCAAATCCTGCTTGGATTTACCCCGTAAAAAGGCTTGATTCGATTCAATTTTTCGCGAATAAATGCTCGATTTGCAGTTTAGTTTTGTCAATTCAGAGCGCTTTTGATGATCCGGCTACATAAAATTAGGCGTATAGGTCATTTCGGGTGCTAAAATCGTTGTAATACTGGTGTCTGTCAGTATGATATGACCATTCAAAACTTTTGAACACATATTTGATGCGAGCGCTTTCGCTCTATAGGTCAAAACGGGTGCTGAAAATGGCACCCGTTTTTGGTGGATTCATCTGTATTTTGTTATTTTGCATTGCGGCTTAAAGCGTAACGGAGCTCTGCTGGGGAGCACCTCCGCCAGGAATAAAGCCGTCCAATATGCATAATGCGATTCAGGAGATGGCCTTAGCGGTTGTCTCCTTTTTCATTATGCAATTTGGCATATGCCAAGAAAAACCCGTTCATCATCCGCTTGCGGTTTTCCTCAATCATTCCCGGATGATTCCGCAAGGCTTTCTTCATGTCGGTGAATGTGCCTTCGATCATATTGTTTGTGTTGGGCATACCTCTGACTTTCTCGTATGTAAACAAAAAAGGAAGGTAGGTCGATATGCTGACCATGGCAGATCTGAGCCGTTGATGGGTATATATCGTGCGTCCGGTAATCTCGTTGACCGTCTTTTCTTTCAGGAAGTCATGCCATTTCCTCTTCCATTTCTCAAATGCACTGACGAATGCACTTTCATTCATGTCTTTTAGACGGTATGCAAGATCCAATAACTCCTTTCCTGCCTCAAGTTGCGGATTCTTGGTCAGTTTTCTTCTTATTATCGCCACCATGTGGAACTGGCACATCTGTATTCTGTATTCCGAAAGGACGGTAAACAGCTTTTGAAAACCATCAATGACAATCCCCTGAATGGCATACCCGCATCCTACTATATGTTTCACAGCGTCCTCGTAATCACTGATGTGCTCGTGGGCGATATGCTTCATGTAAAGAAGTCTGCCGCTTCCGCTTTCCAGAGCCAGCAGCACTCCTGTATTGCGCCCAAAATACGTGGCGTCGAGATGTATCACACCGCTTCCTTTGATCCTAGGCTGTTCCCAGCTGAACGAAATGGAGGCAAGCCGACGTGTCACGGTCGAAGCACTGAGACCTGTAGTTTCACTGATCTGGGCTATTGTCTGCTTGCCGTGCAGGTACATCTCCCAGATGTCTTCTTTTGTAAAATCACGCCCGCCGCTGAAGCGGCGTCCACAAACCATGCACTTGTATCGTTGGACGCTTTTGCGTTTTCCGTCCTTCTTTACAATGGGGGAATTGCATGTCGGGCATTTTTTTGTTCATAATGCAATTTCTATATTTTCAAATGCCAAAATATACTGAAAATCAAATAGAATGCCACGCTATCGGCACCCGTTTTGACCTATAGCGTGGCGTTTTCCTGTTTTTGAGGCGTTTCAGCACCCGTTTTGACTAATAAGTCTTTATTTCACCGCGATGTAGAACAGGTCGAAACAACCGTCTCCCACCGGTTCGATGCGGTAGTCGTCCATGCGGATCGAGGTCGTCAGCCCGGTGTTTTCCCGGAGGAGTTTGCGGCGGTTCATGCGGTTGAGGATGTCGTAGGGGATTTGCAGCATCCAGCGCGGCAGGCGGTGCTGGAGGTCGAGAATGTCGAAGCGCGTGATGCGTTCGACGCCGCGGCGGTTTTCCGCATAGTAGTCCATCACCTTTTCGTTGCCGAAGACCCCGAGGGTTTCGATCTCCGAAAACCGTGCGGCGAGCAGCCTGCGGAGTTGTTCGGCCGTGTATTCGCGCACGTGCCACGGGTTGCGGGTGAGCGACATCGGGGCGTTGGGGGTCGTCACGATGAACCGTCCCCCGGGGCGCAGCACCCGGTGTATTTCGCGCACGAACTCCGCATCGCGTTTGATATGCTCGATCACCTGGAACGAGATCACGCAGTCGAAACTTCGGTCGGGGAAGTCCAGCGGCGGGACCACTGCCTGCCGGAACTCGACGTTGGGGCGGTCGAGCAGCTCCGGCGCCGGGGCGTGCTTGTCGACGGTGACGA